GCATCACGTACTGCTTGCTTACCCATGATTAGGGTTTGTTTGTTGTTGATCAGACCCTGGCACTGTTGCCAGTCAAGGATCTGATTGCCGATCTGCTTAGTTGAACTTTCCATTAGACAGTGACGGAGACAGCGGGGAGACCCTTGACGAAGATAGTCTCGACAAGGTTTTGTAGACGTTTGATAGTGGGAGCACCGTAGTTCTTGAAGACAGGAACGATGACCTTGCCACAAGACTTACGATACATGTCAAACTTGCCTGGGATAATCTTACCACAAGCAATGTCAGCAGCGTCGTCTTTGTTAAGACGGATGACACGACCGACAGTTTGTGCCATTTGAATGACATCGAGTTGACGAAGGAACACACAGTGTGTTAGACCATGAACGTTGATACCTTCAGACAGGATGCTGTAGTGGAAGATCACAAACTTACGGTCTGGATCTTTGCCCCAAGCATTGAAGGTGTCGAAGAACTGTTCACGGTTGACCTTAGTCTTGTTCACATAAGCACCAAACTTGCTGGTGATGTGGAGCACATCATAACCTTTGTCATGAAAGAAGTCAAGAACAGTTGTCTTGGAAAGCAGATTGAACATGATCTTGCTGCTAGGAGCAGCAATCAGGATCTTGTTACCATCAGCATCAATGTCATTGATCAGGTTAGTGAGTGTGTCCTTGTCAGACTCATAGGAGAACTGACCCTTAACTCGCTCGAAGTCAACCTCATAAGAGATAACCTCAGGAGCAAGAATGCTGCCATTGTTGAGCAGTTCAGGAGCAGGGACAGACTCAAGCACAGGACCATAAACCATGCTGTTGTTCATGCCACGACCGTAAGCAGAACGAGTATGCTTAGGAGTAGCAGTGAAAAAGTAATAGGACTTGGCGTCCATATTGAGCACAGAATCAAAAAAGTCACGACGGACAGCATTATGTGCTTCATCATAATAGATACAATCAACATCAATACCTGCCTCTACAATACGACGGAGCGAATTGTATGTGGTGAAGATAACTTGGTGGATGCCAGCAGTCTTACAGACAGCATCGTGACACTGGATCTTCTGAACCTTGGTGCTGCTACCGAAGGAAGTCTCACCACTGTGAACGTGGAAGAACTCAGCATCGACATCACCGTTGAAGGCAGTCCAGAACTCATCACACAGTTGGTTTGCCAAAAGAATACGTGGAGCAACTACAACTATGGTCTGAGGTGTGGTAGCAGCAGTCAGACGGCGAGCAGCATCCTTGATCATGACGATAGTCTTGCCACCACCAGTGGGGACAATGACTTGACCATAAGCATTGTTCTCAAGAGCAGCGAGAGCACGTTGCTGGTGAGGACGGAGGGTGAGCATCAAACGCCTTGCTGACTACCCTGTTATTATAGCAGAAAACCGCCCCCATGGGAGCGGTTGTGACAGTTATGGCAGTGGTTGTGGTGGCGGTTCTTTCAGTCCGTTCATCCCATCGTTTCCTCTAACATACAATCCATTGCTAAAAATAACGTATTGAATGAAATAATCCACATCATCTGGTTTAGTAGCGGGGAAGTTTTCGGTACAAAAGTCATCAGCAGATTCCTCAGTTGTAAATTCAACGAATGAGAACTCATTGTACAACAATTTGTCAAAGATTGCTGGGTTCTCGGATTGCATATTCAAATAATATGCTGAGTAGATATTATTTGCCTTGGTGGCATCATCTACACCATCAGGTCCAACAGTTCTTAATAGTACAATGGTTGATTGTGTTGCCTCTGTGTAGTGTCTCATCCACTCCACAAAATTTCTAGTTGTAACGTACATTATATCACTCCGAAATGTTCAAGTTTTCGATTACAGCACCAGTTAGACCCTCATTGAGTTTATACTGTTGAATCTTATCCCAAATCTGTTTGTTCATTGGTAGTCCACCTTCATCTTGACGCTTCTTAGCAAGGAGAGCAGACTGTTTAACATCACCTACGAGTTGTTCAGTAGTGTATTCTCCTGCTTCATATACATTATACTTGAAGTGAGATGGTACTGATAGATAATCATTCGTGTGATCTGGATCTAATTCATGATAAGCAAAGGGATCAATAGGCCACTTGTACTCTTCATCCCAAATCAGATAATCTAGCATGTCATCAAAATCTTCTGGAGTCTTGACATTTTCACGTAGATATGTTCTATAAGCAGTCCACATCTCTATCTCACCAGGGAAACTTTCGGTAGCATCTGGTAGTTGTGACCAATCAGAACTACGTAGCAATTTGGTTAGGTTTTGTTTCTTTACCTCGTCAGTCTTAACTAGGTATTCTTGTCTAGTAGCGACATCAATGATTGCTTTCGACTTTACAACCTCAGCATCAGTTTGTTGTACTGCCAGTGCTGCCTTGAGAATATCAAATAGTTCTCTTACTTGACCATCGGTAAGATCATTCTTTTCATATCTCAACCATTTTGAAGTTTTAGCAGAAAAATCAAATTTTAGTTTTTCCTTCTCAAAGATATGCTCACCATCTTCAAAAACAGCAAAAGTTACAATTCTGTCGTTTTCGTTAGACCACTCATCTGGTAGATTATTGTGGAGGTTGTTATTAATCTGGGTGTCAAGTTTCGTACCAAGGTAAGTCCACTCGCCATCTTGCTTAACACGAACTACCATTAGACGATGCAAAGCGTCCCATTCTAGAATAGGTTTCCTTTCTTCGGGTGGTAAGATTTTCTCAAATTGAAAATCGTCTGGATTGAACGCCATTTCTATTAGAATACCTTTTTACTATTTAGAACGCTTTGATCATCCACTTGGTCCACACATAAGGTGTAACCATTGGAACTTGATCTTGAGGTGAGAATGAAGGGACAGGAATCAACTGCTTAGTTTGTTGTAGTGTGAATGTACCAGGAAGAACCTGAATACCAACATCTAGAGCAGAGAACTCTAGATCAACTGAGTTGTTGATACCACCAGAGAAACTAGCAAGAGCAGCACTAGTAGTACCACCAGTTTCAAAGTTACCATAACCATAGATTAGGTCATCATCAATGGCAGTCAATGAAACGTAGTGATTGTGCTTCAGTTTATTGACAGGGTTGTAAGACTTGACAGTAACTTCTTTCTCGGGAATGTCAACTGTACTGAGGAACTTTCTAGCGTTAGAACCACCAAATGCTCCAGTCTGACCTGGGAATGGAATAGCATCTAGATCAATATAAGAATTGATTTCATTATATACAGCACCAGTAATACCAGACTGTACGATAGTAACAGCACCATATTCATCGGCTTCTTCAATACCTTCATAACCTGGCGAAACGTTATTGGGCCAGTCACTTGAGTTACCATCCCACCAACCAGAATCATCACAACCAGTAGATCCAGGTAGATTACTTGAGGTTAGATCATAGTTCTGGAGAGCATATCCCCATAGGTTGAATGAGAACTGACCTGATGATGTAAAGGTAGCATTGTTAGAACCAATGTTAACAGCATTAGCTGGTACAACATCAATACCATATCCACCAGTACCACCCCAGTTAACTCTACCTTTGAATCTACCTGGGTCAGGAACACCAGAGATCAAATCGTGGAAGTGTAGGGGAACATCATAAATCTTTTCTGGTTTCAATCCAACAGGACATGTTGCCTTACCAGATGTAATGAACTCGATCAGTCCAGTAACTTCAGTATAACCAGTAGTAGATACCTGAGCAATACCAAAGTATTCAGATTCCTGTGCTGGTTGTCCTGTAGCAGGAGTAATAACCTGTTCTAGTTCATCAACACCAGGATCACCAATGGTATCGATGTACCACATACCACCAAATGCTCCAGGTTCTTGGTTACCAGGGGAACCAGATTGCTTGGTTGGTTTGAAACTTGGGTTCAATCCAGGTGATGACTGAGCATTACCATCAATAACACCAGTTCCCTTGACATATCTGTTTCTTAGATCAGGAACTCTAAAGTATACATCTCCACCTACACTCTTACCACCGTAGTCATAACCAATGACATCAAATAGCACTGGATAGTCTGCTGGATCATAATATCCACCATCACAGTACACAAAACTTGGGAATCTAGAGTCTGCCTTACCATCTAGTTTACCCCAGAAATCACTCTCTAGAGCATCTTGGAAGACAGGCATGATAGCACCAACAGGTAGTCCATCAAACTTGGTATTGATTCTAATCTGAGCACCACTAAATGTGTTACCAATGTACTTACATGGTGTGATAGAACTGTACCACTGACTGTTGATAGGATCTTGTACAGAAGCAGGAGATTGAACAGAGAATCCTGATACCTGTGAACCAGCAAATACAAATGCTGTCCTAGTAAATCCAGGGATACCAGATGACAATAGTCTAACAGTGAATGTATCACCATTACTGACGTTTGCTTGTGATGCTACAGTATAAACATTGTATCCACCACCGTTAATGTTGAATTGAATTCCGTTTGTACCATATAAACCAACACTAATACCAGGAGATAGACCAGCAATTTGTACAGTTTCTACTGCCTCAGTAAATGTACTGGTAGCAGCAGCAATCTGTGTAGCGAAGGAGAAAGGAACAGGATCTGTACCGAACTGACCAGCAGTAATTACACTCCAAGGAGTTTCAAAGAAACCTGCTGTAGAGGTAGCAAGACCTAACTTAGTATTAAATACTCTAGTCTCACCAACAACATCACTAGTTGTATATTGTAGTGCTAGTGTATCAAAGTTGTTGACTGGAGTTGTTGTAACACCCGCTGGTAGTACAGTACCATTCAAAATAATACGTGGCAAATCACCACTTTGACCTTGATCACCGAGACCTTGCTCAACAATGAAATCAACCTCAGTTCCAAGACCTTGAATCAAGTTAGTATTACTTTCAAATGTTGTCAGCAACGTAGCACCAACTTCATAGATCCAAGTGTATGGATCTGGTGTTGAATCTAGTTCAGCAGCAGTAGTAACAGTCCAATCAGTATCAGCACCATTACCAACAGTTACTGTAGTGGTTACTGCTGACAAGAAGTCAGGTGAAGATGGCATTCTAATTGTAAATGTGTCACCATTTGAGATGGTAGCACCTGGGACACCAGGAACATATGCTCCACCGTTCACACTAATCTCAGCAAGACCACCAACAGCAGTGATAGTTACAGGAACAGTAATACCAGAGACTGTAATCTCTTCACTAGTGATGTTAGTGTTAGGAATAGCACCTTGAATAGGTGTTAGGAAGAATGGGTTTGGAACAGAGTCAGGTGGTGGACCAGTATTAATATCCCAGTTAGCAGAAGCATCACCAACAGTACACTGAACTGTGTATGTAGTGAAGAATTGGTTACCAGTAATTGCTTTTAACTGTACGTATTGACCATTACCTATCTGAGCAGATGCCTGCCATGGTCCACAACTAGCAGAAGAAGAACCAGTACAAATTCTCATCTGTGATGTAAATCCAGGAGAGATTAGAGAGACAGGAACTGTACCCGTAATACCTGTAATCTGTACAATATCAGAATAAACTTCTTCTTGAATAGAAGCGCCATCATATGTAGAGAACTGGTAAGGATCTGGTGTTGTATCTTGCTGTGAGTATTCAATATAAACAGCACCAGCTTCACCACAAGCAGCACCTTGACCACTTACAGTTCCACCACCAAGCACAGTACAATATGTGGTGTTGTAATAAGCACCACCACCATTACCACCAGTAGCATCTAGATCACTGGTATTGATAGTGACACCATTCTCGATGTAACTATTAATTAGTGTACCAGCAGTGCCATCATAACCACCACCGCCGCCACCAGGACCGCCACCTTGACCAGATCTATTAGGAGCATCATCACCTGCTATGTTTATATTAACTGTTGACGTGTTAACACTACCATTTCCATTGTAGTTACCATACTGAAGACTTAATGGTGTAGCAGCATCATTACCAGCGCCACCACCGCCGCCTCCACCACCAGCCATAGCAATCAAAGTGCCATCGGTGAGTGTAATAGCAGAGGCACCACCACCGCCACCACCTGATCCAGAAGGATCTCCAGATCCAGCGTTACCACCATCACCACCATTAGCATATCCAAAACCACCAGCACCACCAGCAGCACCTTGGATGTAATCAATACCATCCTCACCCTGATCAGCAGGGTAAACTCTTAGTGTGAAATCTGGGTTGCCAAAGTTATCTAGTGGCCACTGAGATGCTGGAATCTGAACCTTCAATCTCATAACATTACCAGATCCACCAGGACCACCAGTGCTAGCAGGTATATCAGCACCACCATATCCACCACCAGCACCAATTAGTGACACGAAGAATTCTTCGCCAGCGAAAGCAGGGAGTCCGAAGTTAGTGAAGTCAGTAAATCCTACACCAAAATATGTTTGGGTGATGAAGTCACCTAGTACGTTAAACTGTCTAGTATATGACCTGAATGTATCGAATAGAGCATCACCAGCAAGGATATCAGCTGATGTACCAATTCTATATGTAAGTTGTGCTAGACCACCAGATGCTGTGCTGGCATTTTGTCTAACATATAAAATATATGTTGAGGGTAGAACAGTAACAGATGATCCCCAGTTAACACCATCAGCACTAAGACTACCAACACCACCAGTAATTGATGCTGTTGTTGATGCATCTAATCCTCTAAGTTTAACCTCAGCAATCTGTTCAACACCAGGATCGGAAAGATATACAGGAGTAGCATGGAATGGATAAGGAACTGTTCTTGCTTTCCTAGTAACCAGTTGCATCGAGAATAGTTTCTCGGTGAATGTTGGTGAGACAGGACCACCAGTAGGATTACCAATGGTAGGGTTACCATCAGGTGGACCTTCTATTCTAACAAAAGCAGTCTGAGAATTACCAAATGTACCAGATGCTTTCATCTTGAGATTGATGACATCACCATTCTCAATGATAAGTTGCTGTACCCAACTACCACTGTTATTCTTTCTAATAAATCCAGGACTACCAGCGATATTAACCGCCATCTTAACGCCTTGACCATTCAATGACGCTACTGTATTTTGAGCAATAGTTGGATTGTTATTACCTAGATTAGTAAATGGTGCTTCTAAGTCATTATAGATGCCAGCAGCATACTCAGTACCGAGACCTGTAACAGGTATATCAGCAAAGTACATGTAATCTGGTTCTGCTATGTTATGTACAGAATCCTCAGATACAACTACCTTCTCATACTCAAGAAGATTCAATGTTGCTGTTTGTCCACCAGCACTGATAGTAACAGTATTACCAATATCATATCCTTGACCAGGATCTACAATCTCAAGTTCATTGAAACCATTAGTGGTCAGTTTAACAACCATACTGTTGCCATTACCACCACTGACATTGTATGTGTTACCAGGGACAAAACCACCAGTTGGTTGTGCTCCAGTTAAAGCAAGTTTTACACCATATGTAAAGACAGGAGAAGCATCTACTGGATCTGGATATCTATCTACTTCAGTCCATGACTGCCAGTTATCCTGAACTGTACCAAGATTTTGAGTTACAGCATAACCACCTGATCCATATGTACCAGCAGTAGTATTCTCGTAGAAACTACTACCTCTAGTGTAAGTATCACCACCTACAGCAAATACGTTTAGATTACCTGTACGTTTCTGGGTGTAATTAGGTCCATTAACAATTCTTGTGTAGAGAGTGTCATTAAGGACAAGTTGATCACCAATAGATTGTGACCAGTTAGAATTATCAGCAGAAATTTGTAGATCACCAGTAGATGATGCTCTAAGTACAACATCACCATCAATACCAGTGATAGGAACATTTTGATAGAAATAGGTATCACCACCATCGGCGGGTCTCTTTTGGTCTACTCTATCAGTAAATTGATATTGGAGAATATCTTGATCTTGTGGTCTAGTAGTAATACCCCAAGTTCTAGAGAATTGTGTAGATGGTTGTCCAATATTAGTACCAAATGTCTCATCACCTACAGTAAAAGTAACTAGGGTGCTGGTAACATACCAGTCAGGCACCTGTACTCTTAGTTGAACTTTATCTCCAGGTTGTAGACCACCAGTACCATTAGCAACATTGGCAGTGATAGATGTTCTCCAGGAGTCAAAAGCACCACCTCTGTAGATTCTAAATGCTGCTGTAGTATTATTGGTATTGCTATTCTTAGGACCGTTAGATACAGCAGAAATAGTAGCAGGAATTGGAATCTCAATATCTGAAATATCAATTACCTGAGAATAATAGAAAGTATTTCTCTGGAATAAACTTACAGCGCCAGGACTATTAGTGCCGTTGAAAGCATTCTCGAATCCTTGCTGATCAATAAATGAGAATGATTGTGGTAGAGCGTCTGGAATCTTAGTACCAAAAGTAACACCGTCTGGGTCAGATCCAGTACCAATTTGCACATTAACAGTAACTTGGGTATTCCAAGTGCTTGGCGTTGGATATCTTACTTGAACCTTATCGCCAGGATTAACGTTGACAGGGGTGCTGCTAAATGGCATGGATTACTACTCTATCACGTTGCTATTTCTATTTGTTATTTAGGTCAGACTGCCTAACATCAATCCAAGGACCGTTGTTAATTCTTACTTGTATGGGTTTGTCTGCCGTAATTTCTTGTGCTCGATCTCCATCAACTTCAAAAATCTTCGACTTAAAGTGAGGGTCGTCTGGGTTGAGGTTATTTACTACGGGAAATTTTTTCACAATGTACTCCAATAATGATTAGAAATGCTCTGGAATAGAGAGTCCTCTCCAGAAACATCGTCGTCTTGAGAGAAATACTGGGTGTATGAATTTACAGATACAGTTTCTCCGTCTTCGGTTGTAGTAACAGTCTTTCTAACACCTACTTGCTTGAGCAAAGGTCTAACTTCAATAGCGTCTACAACTTCTGTTCTTTCAACTGCCATTTTAAATTTCTCTTACGTTTTGCCATGCTCCATTATTTATGCTGACCTGAGCATCAGGTTGATCCATTTTGATCTCCTGTGGAGACTCAATATCATCAGCATCTATCTGACTAGTGAGTATAAACTCTTGTGGACTGTTAGCAATGAGGTCAATATCTGTGTATGGATACTTATTCGTATTATCACCCATGTTAAAGTTCTCATTAACTACTGGTGCTTTCGTTGTGAAAGTAACATTGAAAGTACCACTGGGTGTAGTGATTGGAACGTCTTTGCTATTTGTATTACCAAACTGATCATTCTCACCAACACCCGACATACTAGTATTATATGGCAGCGTGGTAGTTCTTATCTGTACTACTTGACCATTACTAAAGTTCTTAGATCCAGTAAAAGATCCAGCGTTACCAACAAAGTTACCAGCACCTGTTGTAGATATTGTAGTAGGCATATCCACACCAGAAAGTGTACCTATACTAAGAGTAACCTGAGTATTAGGATCTAAATTAGTAAATGATGTGGTCCAACCATTTGATGGAGTATTATCATTACGAGCAGATACAGTTACATTACTGTATGGAGAACAACCACCACCATTACATGCCCTGAAAGAATATGTTCTTTGTTGTGGTGTAGTTCCATCACCATTTGATTGTGCCAGGTTAGTAATATTTAAAGTACCACTAGACCCAACATTCCAAGTTTCTCCAGCATTACTAACAATCTGGGCACTAGTTATGTCAACTCCACTAGCAGCATAAACTAATGTAGTGCTGTATTGTGGTATACCAGAAGAACTATTCTGTGGGTTAGGAGTAGCATAAAAACTACTGACTGTGGGTGGCGGTGGTGGAATATAACCAAACCAATCTAATGCCACACCATAAGGACCAGCACCAGAGTTTACTGATGTAGCACTAATAGTATATGTTCCTGGTGAGAAATATCCTGGTGTCGTTCTAGCAGACTGACCATTGAATCCACCCATACTAAATTGATAGGCACCATTGATACGAACGTCGCCGTAGTCATCAACAGCAGTCCAAAACCTTTGTCTACCGTAATTGTTAAATGTAATACTCCAGGAGTATGTTCTAGTAACGTTATAGGTTCCTGGTTCAGTTCCACCTATATTGTAGGTGTTCATGAAACTAGACCAACCTGGATCATTATGTTGTGGTCCACCAGTAGATCTACTTGTAAAAGAAAAATCGTTTGTCATCAGGTACTCCTAACGTTCTGCCAACCACCACCGTTGATGCTTATTTGTGCCTGAGGTTTGCTTACTTTCATTTCCATAGGAATCTCAATATCATCAACGTTAATCTGTGCTGTTGCTAGATGTTCTGTTGGTGAGTTAGGAATTAGGTCAATGTCCTCATATGGATATTTATCCTTGTTATCAGCATAGTCAAAGACTTCATTAATCCTAGGAGCTCTAGTAGTTATAGTAATATTTTGTGATCCACCAGGGTAACTAATAGTTACTGTTTTGGTATTAGTATTACCAAAATTACCAGTCAATCCAGCAGTGTTTGTATTGAATGGTAGCGTAGTAGTTCTTAGTTGTACTGCATTACCATTATTGAAAGTTCTAGATCCACTAAAAGATCCACCACTACCAATGAAGTTGCCAGCACCAGTAGTGCTAACAGTAGTTGCCATATCAACCCCACCAATAGTTCCTATATTTAAAGTAACAACTGTATTAGGTTCTTGATTGGTGAAACTAGTAGTCCAACTATTTGACGGAGTATTATCATTACGAGCATTTACGGTAACACTTCTAGATCTTTGATTTGCCCCATTACTAGCAACCAATGTATATGATCTTGAGGCAGGACTATTACCAGGAACTGAAGACTGTGGTAAATTATTAATATTCAAACTACCTGTAGATCCAAGCATATTAGCACTGAAACTCCAAGATTCTCCAGCACTACTTGTTATTGAAACACTATTAGCATATGTAGTTTGCCACTGTAATTGTGTATTATATGCTGGTGTACCGCTGCTACTATTCTGGTTTTTAGGAACCGCCGTAAAACTATTAACCTGTGCTACTGCTTCATCCCAATCAACTTGTACATAACCATCTCTCGAAGTAGTACCAGATGATCCACCAGCATTCAAGTAACTAGCCTTGTATTGTGACGATCCAGCGCCACCGCCACCGCCACCCCAGTTTTTATCTTTACCAGCACGACCACCGCCGCCACCAGAGGCACCACCGCCTCCTCCGCCGCCACCGCCGCCGTCAGTACCGCCTGGGTCTCCACCGCCACCACCAGAACCACTGCTTACGCTGCCAACACCAGAGGCATTGGTTCCAGCGACACCACCATCACCGCCATTAGCGTCATCGGAAGCACCACCGCCTCCACCTGATCCACCCATAACAATAACTAGGGTGCCACCATCATAGACAGCGGAACCACCGCCGCCGCCTCCTCCACCGCCAGAGTAGGGAGGATCACCAGCGTTACCGCCTCGACCGCCGCTGCCAACACCGCCACCACCAGAACCACCAGTAGCGTTAGGTTGGTTGTCTTGACCGTTACCACCTCTGCCGCCAGCAGTTATACTAAAGTTTCTAGCAATAAAATTTCTGCTACTCTTCCACTGAAAACTTTGTTGAATCCCAGTACCGCCCTCGCCGCCGTTTGCCTCGGCGTCTTCACCACCTCTACCGCCACGGGCACCACGAACGGTGGCACGAATGTTAAATCCGTTTACAGGTATATTAAATGATGTAGATCCAGGACCTGATACGCTTCTACTAGGCATTTTAAATCTTGATAAGATATTCTACTAAAATAAACGGGGGTGTTGCTTCGTCTAGTTTTACAAGATCGTTAGTGGTTAGTGTTACACTAGTCTCCAATCCAAAAGCATCAACATTAGTATTAATAAAAGAATATCTCAAATCATTATTAGCAGCGACTTCAGTAGATGAGGGGAAGTCGATCAAGTGAGCATGATTTACAACAGCACCTGCTCCAGTTGGAGATTGAATGGTAATTCTTTCGTTAGAACCTTCATTCTGTCCATCATTACCACCCTGTGAGGCACCAGTTGTTTCACCTGTGAAGAAAGAGTCCGCCCAGTTTCCAAGATAATTAAAGACTCCAACATCAGCATCATGTCCATGTGCTTGGAAGTTTTGTTCTGACAAGAATGCTTTTAGTGTTCTACTATCAGTTGTAGTAGTACCAAAAGCAGGATTACCAATAAATTCAATGTTGCCAGGAGCAATAACTTCAAACTCACCACTATATGTGAGCGTAGTAGTATCTCCAATTAGAGATACAACGCTAACTTCAGATCCAACTCTATATGGTTTAGTTGAATTTTCATTGGTTACCCTATCATTTAGATAAGTACCAGAAGCGTTACCACCTTGGATATATTTAGATCCAATATCAGGTAGAATGAACTGGTTGCTTGTTAATTCTTGTTCTGGTCTTTTAAATTTTGAGTTCTGTCCAGTGCCCAATACTTGTGCTAGAACTGGATACTCAGTGGCAGTAAGAATAGAACCATCACATCTTAGAAAACCAGCAGGCAATAGAGTTTTAAAGTTTCCCTGATCAGGAACATTCACAGCAGACATTCTGACAGGGTAAGGTAGAATGGTGCCAGTAACACCACCAAACCTTGCTCTTTCGTTAGTGTAATATGTTGCCATTAGTATGCTCTAATTAGGTTGGTAATAGTAATAGAAGCCACTCTTGTGGTAAATGTAATCTGTAGTGCTCCATCGAGAGAATTTGGAGTTACATTAGGTTGTGCCAAGACCTGTAACTGTTCCAAAACATCTAAGTTAGAACCATCATAAACAATGTTGAATGATCCATCATGATCATGTGCTTCGATAACATCATTGACACCACCACCAGTGGAAGTATCATTCAAGAATGAGATACCAGCATGGTTAAACAATGTCTTTGTAATACCATGAGTATTATCAGATCCACCAGTTCCAGGGTCAAAGTTAGGAGCATTTACCAACTGTTGGTTATCTGAGAATGGAACTCTATAACCAGGAGCAAATCGTCCAGTGCTTTTTAGAGCAGTCATGTTAGAATCAGATCCATCAGCTGATGAACCTGTTTGGTTTCTCAAGTTCCAATGAGAACCAGCACCAGTAAACCATGTTTTACCTACACCATGACCTGTATTACCAGTACCATATGGAATGTGTTCAGCAACAGGTAGTGTGCCACCAACTGAAGCGATAGCGTATCTACCAAAACCAGAAGTAAATGGTACGTTGTCCAGAGATGTAATGTTATCTGTTGGGGAGTTACCAATCCAGAATCCAGTATTAATTTCAGAACTATTAGAACATTCCAAAATACCTCTACCTGGGATAGGGCAGAATGGTCCTAAAGGAGCAAAGTAACCAGATGGACAGGGGTGTTCTCTTTCGTAGAATTCAGTAAAGTTTACATCAGGTGTAGCAAATACACAGGCACCTCTACCTGGGTTACCATCTGAGTCACCAGTATTAGTTGTTCTATATGTTCCTTCGTGGAAGTGCTGTGGAAAATGTTCTCTTCCTAGTTTTCTAGGAACAACAAACACTTCTTTAATAGAGAATCCATCAATAAGAGACTGACCTGTAATCACACCTTCAAAGTATGAGTTGCCAACCTTAGTGATAGTAATACCAATATCGTTAGCAGTGGAAGTACCACCATCATTAGCAAATGTAGATCCAGGAATAGTTAGTTGATCACCAACTTCATATCCAGATCCCTTTACCTTAGGAACAATATCGTAAGACTGGTCTGTATTAATAACAACAGTAAATTGAGCACCAGATCCAGTTACAGCAGCACCAGTATCAGCATTCGTTCCATTAGTTGCTACCACATTCTTATACTGCTTTGTAGTAGCTACCACTGGTCCAGTACCAGTAGTGGTAACACTAACAATAGTTCCAGCAGGATCAGGGGTATATGTAAAGTTTAAATCTGTCTTGGCATTAACTACGTTAGGAGGACCGAGGTCTCCAGGTTCAAATCCAGGTACAGAATCTCCTAAAAATTCTTCTACAACTGTTAGAGCATCAGAATTATCAATTTCTGATGGAATTAGACCAGTCGTTGAATCGTAAACACCAAAGTAAGCGGTGGAGATATCCGCTAGTGCTTTATTATTTGTCTGTGGTAACCTGAATGTTCCTGTATAGTTAGGAAAAGTACCACCAAAAGCAGTACCACCATATGTGTCACGTAGAATACGTGCCAACAATGGATAATCACCTGCTTCTAGTTCCGCTCCATTACATAACAACCACCCATTCGGGATCTCAGAAACATTACCTCCCCATGGTTGTACTGAACCAATAGGGAGGGCTTTTTGTGTCTTGATTACGTTGTATCCTGCCATTAGATTTCTACTAACCACCAACCTTGTGTCGTTGATGGAGCACCAGTGGATGTTCCATCAAAGTTTGTACTACCGAGGAAGATCAGACCGAATCCAGCATGTGGAGTCTGAACGACAAGTTCACCACCATCGTAGTTAATACTACTTAGGTCAGGAGTATTGCCATTTGTATTGTCACCTTGGATGGCAACATTATCCTTAGCTCTTACTCTTAGAGTGACGTTGTAAGTTAGGTTACCGCCAACATCAACAACTCTAATCATGTCACCCGTAGAAGGATTCTCAGGTAGTTTGAGAGTTGTATCAGAAGAAGGAGCAACGAAGTAGTTAACGTTCGATACAACATCGAAGGTCTCTTCGCCAGCACCAACGAACTCCCACTTTCTAGCACCATTTGGTGTGAAGAATCCTTCTTGACCAGCGAAGTTCATGGAACCATCAACTTCAACCTCGAAGAGTTCTTCTGGTTGCTTAGTCTTCAGGAAGGTGAGAGTTACACCACCGTTAGCAAGAGTACCAGATACATGGGTTGGAGGAGTATTACCTAGGTTGCCGTTACCAACAACTGTGTAGATATTACCGCTGTAGTGAATAGTATCACCATCATCAACAGCACCACCAGAGACCCAATCAGGTGACTGATCGATCTTATTGAGTTGGAAGTTACCGCCGTCAATTTGTACAGGACCAGAGATTCTAGTCTCAGTAGTTCCCTCGACAGTTAGATGACCAGCGATAGTTAGGTTACCAGTGCTGTTCTGGAGGATCAACTTCTGATCAGTAGGAGTACCAACCAGGAAGTCACCAGACTTAACAGTAGTGAGACCAGTCTCGGCATCAACAGTGAAGAGATCACATTGAGGACCACCAGCACCGAAGTCACCCTTGAGGCAAGTATCACCGCTAGCAGAGTCAACACTGAAGGTTGTTACAGGATTAGAACCACCAGTGGTGATGCTCAATACCTGAGATCCAGCAGTCGTAGATCCAACTAGAGTGAAGTTAGAGTTAACTGTTACATTGCCGAGGATGTTAGTTTCACCATTCGTAGAGTCGATGGAGAACTGTTCGACTGGGTTGTTATCGGAACCATCAGTAACAACGAATCTCTGTGGAGAAGTCGTGTTGATGTCAGTGATGATTGCTAGTTCAGTATCAGTGAAGCGAAGGATGTCACCAGCACCAACAGAACCAGAGAAGTCACCAGTGTTGATGTCTTCTAGAGTGCCGCTAGCAGTGCTGTTGATACCACCAACTTCATCAATGAAGCTAACGTCTTCTGCTAGATCATATCTGATTAGTTCGACGTTATCTGGGTGGTCAGTTCTTAGATACTTGAAGCTAGATGCTTCAGCAGAACCAGGAAGATCAGCAGGGGTTCCAGCGATCATAGTACCGTCAAGGGTATTACGCTGGTTCATTGCTCTCTTAACCTTGACCTGAAGAGAATCGTTAGTGATGTTATTCAGGTTGGTAAGTTCTAGAATCTCGACCAGTTCACTGTACTGTTCACCAACTGGAGCGTTGCCTTGAGTGGAGTCACCACCAGTAAACTTGACCTGTCCAGGAGTTGTACCACTAGCAATTGCCTTGCTTAGGGTGAAGGTAGTACCAGTGATAGAAGTGATCTGAGCATACTTAGTACCATCAGCAAAGGTAGCGTCTTGATCTACATCAATTCTTACCCAAGTGTTGGTAGTATCGAAACTAGCAGCATTGGTTACACTAGTGATTGTGTTAGAGTTAGCAGCAACGTTAGCAGTAAATGCTGTTGGGTCGAAGATTGCTAGTCTAGAACGATCAATCAGTAGGAAAGCACCAACTTCAAAGATCGTGGTGTTAGCAGGAGTAGAGAATGGTAGGTAGTATTCATCGTTAGGAGCAGTGCCACCGACAGCATCAGCGATGCCACCGAAGAAACTTGAATCCTTGTCAACGAACTGACCAATCTCAGTTCTAGTAAAGAGGTCAATGTTAGCGAGATCACTATCACCTTGAAGGTGTGAGGTAGCATCAGTAGCGAACGAACCTCTACGTACCTCGAATTCACCAGAGTTAAGACCACCAGAGAGTGTTACATCACCCTCAAGTGTAGAAGAAGACTTAACAACCAGACTGTTATTAATCTGAGTGAATCCACCCTGAGCACCAATGAAGGTTCTAGAAGCAGCACTACCAATGAACAACTTAGAAGTTGTAACAGTGAATAGGTTAACTCTTTGAGCAGGTGAACTTAGTGTAGCAATACCAGTACCACTTACTAGTGCTGTACCGATGGACAGATCACCATCAACCTGGGTGAATCTGGTTTGGATCTTAACAACCGAACCATCAGATAGTGAGTTGGATTGCTTAGCATAAGCACCACCAAGACGGATAACTGATACAGCATCGGTTTCTGTTAGATCGGAAGTACCGATAGCAACAGAAGACTTACTACCACCACTGTGTACCTTGAAGATACCATCGTCAGTAAATGTACCGATGTTAACTTCTTGATGAGCAGCAGTTGGTGAGATGTTGATGATCTGTGGTGCTGCTTCAGTAGTATCACCAGCAGAGACGGAATTACCAATGAAGAGGTTCTTAGCTTCAGAAGCGAAGTAAACCGTGGTAGCACCGCCATCAATTAGACTGAAGGATGGTGAAGTTGTAGATAGAGATCCACCGTTGATCTGTAGATTCTCTTCAAACAGAGCGTTCTCTGTTAGTCTCATGTCACCAACAACAGTCAGTGTATGGTTGGTATCGCCATCGGAGACGTTAATACCAACTCTACCACCAGGAACTGTTCTTGCCTGACCTTGAGATTGACCCTCGTTATTACCTTGTAGACCGTTAGTTGTAGCAACTCTAAACGTTGCTTCTAGGTTAGGTTGTGAAGAATCACCACCAACTAGTAGAGCATTGTTCTCTTCAGCAAACGTTCTGTCAGCAAGTAGTGGGAAGTTATCGTAACCATTAGGAGCAAGAGTCTTACCACTAATGAATGCTGTACCGACAACATCTAGGTTTGCCCTTGGATCGACAGCAGGTGAACTGAATCCCTTAGCAAAGTCAGAATGAGCAGATCTTGCTAGAGTATTAATACCCAGTTTGTAACTACCGTTGTTAGTTGTATCAGTTCTGAGTGTTTCAGCACCGATGAGCATCGTTTCAGTCCACTTGCTCTGTGATACCGAGATAACAGCACCAACAGGTAGTGAAGATGGATCATCAACGGCACTCATGTCGATTACGACAGGAGCACTAACAACGAAGGAGTCACCTAGTACAGATTGAACTGCTCTAATACCATTGACATTGGTAAATCTACCAGTCATGCCAGAGATCTTAACGATGCTACCGACTTCAATACCATTAGCAGCAGGAGATTCGCCTGTTGCCATGTTGAATCTGACCTGAGGACCAGCAGATGCTGGGACATTGCCATCACCAATAGCAGTGCTGGAGTCAATGTTAGCTTCAAATGACTGGTAGAAGTTAGCGTAGATCCAACCAAGTGAACCAGTTCTGCCAACTTCCTCACCCTTGAGTAGGATGTCACCAGCAGTAGGACCAGCGGAGGTGTTTAGCGTACCATACTTAACTTCTACACCGAGGTTAGAATTGTCCTGATTAGGAGTCTTGTTAGTTGGTGTGTTGCCATTGTTCTGATCAACATGAGTTCTGAAACTATAGTCTTGACCAGATAGTAGTGAACTACCACGTGGGTTCAGTCTGTAGATAGCAGAGAAGATCTGGTTCTGATGGATAACTACGTTACCTTCAGAAGCAATGGTGCTTCTGTTCCAAGAAGCAGAGTCTAGAGTTTGATCACCACCAGAGTTAGAGTCAACGTTAGAGACAACAGTGAAAGCATTTGGTTCATTGTCATCAACGTTAATAGTTACTGGGTTGTTGAACAGAGCGTTGCCGTCAACTGTAATCTCTTGCTCGAAAGCAACAGGTAGTTCAAACGTTGTGACCAGACCACCGATGTCGCCACCATCATCATCAGATGATAGTAGTTCTGCTTTCTCAAGGAACGTCTCTTCGCCTGTGATAGCGTTGATCTTACGGTTACCGATATAGAGGTCACCGTTGGAGTTTAGACCCGTGTAGAAGACGATACCGCCGTCTTCACGTTTTGCCTGAGCATAGAAGTCTTGGATGTCTTCTAGAACAACTTCCTGACGTAGTGGGAAACCAGTTGAGTAGTTACCAGGACCGAAACCAAGATATTCAAACGTGTGGTTACCAGATCTAGCAATAGATGGACGACGTAGTTCGACGTAGAGCTTGTTTTCTGTTGGATATACAGAGTCACCAGAGATAGGAATTAGTCTGTCTTCAGAACCTGAAGCGGCGTTACCATCTTGTGCCTCAATCTTATTGGTAGTGTACTCGAATCTGTTTAGAGCAGGGTTCTCGATGAAGTCAAGAACAACTTCTTTGGTTTCACTGTTCTTGAAGTCGTTAGTAGTAACAAGACCGTGAATGAAGTTATCAGCAGCACAAACAGTTGGATCAGTATCAAGAATCGTGGTGTCTCTAGTGTCATCAGGACGGACCTGGAACCAGAGGGGATCGTTCTTGTAATCCAGTGGATAGAGTTGACCGATAGGCTGGGAGAACTTGAATCCACGGAAGTTAGTACCAACTCCAGGACCAGTTGGGAATGGAGAGATGTTACCCTTAATACAAGTTAGGTAGTAGATACCTTCTTGCTGATTAGGAATACGACGCTTGATCTCTTCGATGTCAAAGATGTAGAAGGTATCTTCGATCTCGCCAGCATCAGTGACAGAAGCAATCTCGTAGTCGTTACCATCATCGTCAGTGATAATATCACCAGGAGTCATGGTAAGAACATTAGAGTTCTTATCGCTGTAGAGGAAGTCCTTTCTGTCGGACTTGCTCAGTGAGTCATTAGGTGAACCAACACTGTTTGGTTTTGCTTGTAGGGTAGCGTAGATCAGAACTTGATTACCGTTACCATCCAATACAGGATCGTTATCAGCATCTAGAACTGGTTGTGAGAAGGTAGTAGCAGAGTTTCTGTCATAACGGATTACATCATCATCTAGACCCTTGAGGACTAGGTAATGATCATTGGTGCCGTCTGGGTTGAAGTAACCTTGTACGAAAGCGAAACCTGAGGAGAAACCATTCCAGAGAATTTTGTTGAGGTTGTTAGAAACAGAAGTGTTGATTCTGAAAGCACCACCGCCACCTTGAGGAGCGTTGATCTTAACAGTTACAAACTGTTCGTTTCTTACAGCATCATCAGTAATCGTGTGGTCAAATACCGTTAGTTCTAGGTAGTTGGTGCCACTTACATCAACCTGACGAGCAGATTGGATACTGAATGAAGTCTTAGAAGCAACTCTATCAGAAGGAATCTTCTTAACTTGACTGCTTAGATATGGATCGTAAGCAAAGTTTGGATCAAGGGCGGAAGAAGGAAGACCCAATTGCTGAGCGAGAGTACCGCCAGCAGTTAGTTGGATCTGTGTCTCGAATAGAGCAACGTCAGCAAGACCAGAAGCAGTAGGCTTCAGTAGGATCTTCTGTGGTACTAGTTTTCTAGTTTCGTCAGTTCTTGCCTTAAGAACGAAACCATTGAGAGGATCACGTACACCATCAGCATACTTAGGAATGACATAACGTAGACGATAGATTCTGTCTTGAGCAGTTCTTTCATCCTTAAGACGCTTGAATGAGGTGTTCTTAGAGCGAGCATCCTTGAGATCTTGACCGATCTCATTCATTCTTGCCTGAATGTTGATAGCAGGATCATAGTCATCGGTGGTATTGATGTACCACTGACCTGTAGTTGTTTCTTGCTGATCAGGAAGCAGAGCGGAGTCATCTCTAGTTGGGTCAAACTTGACAGGAGAGACACGCTTGTTAGCGAAGGTGTAGAAGTTAGCACCGAAGTTAGGAGCAAACGTGATTCTAGGTGTACCAGCAATTGCTTCTGCCTTAGTGTTAAAGACAGCGAATGTCTTGGAAGTGACGAATCTTACATAGTAATACTTGTTAGTATCAACTTCGGAAGTAACACCACCACTGGTGATCTGTGGGAGAGATGAGTTAGAACCAAACGTTCTGAAGAATACTTCATGAACAACATCTAGATTTCCAGGTACATCGAAGATGTGAGGAACATCGGTTTGGATAAGATCAGTTAGACCAGTTGGGAAGTTACAAATATACTGATGAAGATCATATGACTCATCGAGTACAAACTGGTTAAGGGCAATCTCTACATCAAAGTCAACAGAGTCAGTCTCTGGTGAGTACATGTAGATACCAGCAGCAGCATTTTCCTTAGTCGTTGCCAACATCAACTTAGTTGTGTTGGTTCTTTCAAAGACGTTAGGATATGTGGTGCCATCGGAGTAATCTTCTGGTTCAGTAGTTCTACCAGGAGCAATTACATAGTAGATGGTGTTGGTATCAAATCCCTTAGGAAGTCTGATAACACGCTTATCTACAGTAGCAGGATCAACACCAGATCTTACCTTAGGAACAAGTCTTACAGGAGTTCCAGTCTCAAATAGGTGTGGATCAGAAGTAGAAGCACCAGTGTTAATCGTGAATAGAGTAGCACGGGAAGCAAGGTTAGCAGTGTCTACAACTGGTTCAACTCTAGTAGCAACGTTGAAAGCAGGTTCTGTTCTGGTGATATTGTTTAGATTACCAGGAGCAGCATCTGTACCGATTGCCTGAGTGATAGTAGCAGTAAAGACTGTGATAGAGCTAGCAACGTCAGCACAGTCATTAACGAAGTCATAGACTCCAGGTTGACTAGAAGTATCACCTAGGACATTGTTGTCAATAACCTGGGTTAGACCATGAGAACCTTGAATGGTGATCGGTTGGTTCTTCATAGCAGAGATCGCTAGATCTCTCATCTCGGTGTAAACCTGTACGGACTCATCTCTCTCGTCGTTGATTAGTCCAGGTTGCTGGACATAGAGTAGAGCACCATCATAAACTTTGCTGTTGCCGCCGTACTTAATGTTGTAAGCAATTGCTTCTAGGAACAACTCAACGTCGTCAATACATTCTTGGTTGCCACCAGGAATTGTGAATCCAGCGTTAGCAGGATCAAGAAGCATTCTCTCAACCGCCTCAGTAGCGATTAGAGTCTTGTTAGCAAGAATTAGGTTGTGAGCATCAACTTCAGTGCCACCGAGAGGTGTTAGACCGTTGTTGAGGATCAAGAAGAACTCATTGAAGTAACCTTCAATCAGTGAAAGAATGTCATTACACTCGGGATAACCCTGATCAGCAGCATCCCAAACACTGGTATCTTGAAGTACCGTGCTATCTCTTACAGGGTTGATGTCACTGTAACCACCAGTTAGAACATCTTCGCTATCCAATCCTGATGCTGTCTTAGGGAACTCGAAGTAGAGATAAGCACCACTGGTAGAACCAGGAGCGTTAGCTACAACAGCGTTACCGAAGGAAGCAGAGAGGAATCCTTGAGAGTCTGTGGTTAGAACAGGAGCAGAGTTACCAATCTCGATTCTTTCCGAGTCAATAACACGTCTGATGAAGCAGTTGTTAGGAATCAGAACATTCTGAGGAATAGCAACATCAGTTAGTCTACCATTGTAGAAATTAGCAGTGGCAGGATCATCACCGTTGGCAATATCAGTATAAGGATACTGATTGACTGTCATACCAACTAGCAGACCAGCGGTGCTGCCGACGTTGATAATAGGTGAACCAGTGGTGATCGTAGGATTCTTGATTAGATAATCAAAATTCCTCATAGCAGCGATACAGAGGTTCTTAACGTACTCGTATGCTTCGATAGATTCGTTGAACTCACCATCGATGTAGGAAAGTGTACCACCAACGTAGTAACCTTCTGCTGCCTGAATAGAGTTGATGTTACCACCAATTCTCAAGTCTTGAATGACAGCATCGACAATGTAACCGATGTCTCTTTCACACTTAGAAATAGTGATGTTGGTATTCTGCTGTAGAGCAGGATAACGGGTAATAATGTAGTTGTATGCTTCTCTTTGGATGAACTCTCTGTTCGTCTCGATTAGGTTAGAAGCATCCTGAGCATTATTGTTGATGTTAACGCCGTCTGGATTTAGAGTATCCAAGGAAGCAGTGTACTGTCTGAAACCAGAAGGTGAAACAGTAGACTCAAAGATGGCATTACCACCACCCAACTTAGGTAGTTTTAGGAATACCTTATCATTTGTTAGAGCACCAAGTCTATAACCGTCGATAGACGTGGCAGGTTTGATGAATGGAGAATATACATCATCACCAGAATAGTATAGTCTGGTCTGGTTACCATTAACTTTGGTTGCCTGGTTAGATAGAGGATAATACTTAAGATCTTCTTCGTTGAAAGCACTAGTATCAACTTTCTTGACAGGAACAATGTCAGTAATGTAACCACCCTTATCTTGGTTGAAGGAGAATCCTTTGAAACCAATAGAGTGTAGAGATGTATTACCGAAGTTGGAGTTCGAGTTGGTGATGGACATATCGCCACCACTTTCCATTAGGAAGTGATCGAAGAAACCAACAGCGAAGACCGAAACACACTGAATGAAGGAGTCATCCGAAGCACGGATGTGGAAGTTTCTCCAGTCATCCTTCCAGTAAGCATCACCCTTGGTGTGATAAGCAGTGGTAGCGAAAGCATCAGTTAGTGATGCTTGGTTCCAGGTGTTGCTGAACTCATCATAACGGATGAACGCTCTGTCATCCTTCTGAAGCGAAACGCCCGTGTACTGAGCCACGACCATTGACTTGAATCCAGTCGCCTTAGAACCGTCTGCCCACATACCACACTGACCCCAAGTGGATCGGATGGAGCAGTTAAAGACATAAGGAGAAGCAGACTCAACAGAGTCAATCTCTGCCTGTGCTCTAGCAGCAAGACTTACATCAGGTGTGGTGTAACCAGTTAGATTGATGTCTAGACCCAACTGCTGTGGAGTTACATCAACTTCATAGCGGAATAGTTTGGGATTCTCTTCATCGATAGCAGTGATCTTAAATGTACCATTCAAGGCATCATTTAGTCCAGTGTCGATGATAGCAATATACTGTTCTTTGAAGTATCCGTGAGCAACCTTAGTTGTTGCTTCAATTACAGTCTTACCAGAGGCAGTTTGCTCAACCAACCTGAGGTTAATAATACTTCTAGTATCAGATAGAGGACCAACAATACGGTTTTCCTGTGGTAGTGCTAGGAAATCACCGTCATCAATTGTTGGTTGGAACAGAGCAAATGCTGTAGCGACTTTATCATAATACAGTTGTAGATCATCTGTATCAGCATAAGTCATGATACAGATCTTATGGTGAGAATACTCAGGAATGGCAAGTTGTGAGTTATTGCCCTTCTGATAGTAAACTT